AGCAGGTTTTCATCCCGTTCGTCTGCGCGCCGCTCTGGCGCTGGTTCCTGGACTCGGCGCAGACCGCCGGACTCTTGCCGGACATACCGGAGCTTGCGGCCGTGTCGTGGTCCGAGCCCGAGATCGAAAGCGCGGACCGCGAGGCGGACGTAAAGGCAGATCTGTTAGAGATGCGAATCGGGAAGAAGTCGCGGCCCGGGATCATCCGGGCTTCCGGCTGCGACCCTGACGCGGTGGATTCCGAGATCGCGAAAGACAAGCGGAAGCGGGAAGAACTCGGAATCATCAGCGACGGTGACGCGAGTCAAACTACGCTCTCGGGCGCACTCCAGGCGCCTCTCGTTGCCGCGGCCAAGTCGGTTGCGGAGGGGCTGTGAAAGATCAGGCTTGCATGTCCGCCAGTATCCTGTGTCACGCTTTTCGCGTGGAGGGCACCGCGTGGTGACTCGACAAGATACGACCGAAGACGACGGCATGGAGCGCCGCGAATCCGCGCTCTTGCCGACCAGCTACAACGAGAAAGACAACACGATAGAGGTCGTCTTCGCCACGGGCGCTGACGTGATGCGCGTTGATCCGTGGACGGGCGAGCGCTGGATGGAGCGCCTACCGCTCTCCGGTCTTGACGTGTCCGAGCTCAACCTCGGTGCACACGTTCTCGCCGCGCACGACGCCTCTTCCCTCGCCTCGATCATCGGCTCGGTGGTCCCCGATTCCGTCAAGGTGCAGAAGAGGAGAGCCTCAGCCAAGATCAAACTGTCGAATGCTCCGAGCCATGCGGAGATTGTCGGCAACATCAAAGATGGCATAATCCGCAAGCTCTCCTACGGCTACGCCCGCATCGGCGAGCCCGTCGTCACGAAAGATGATGGTGTCGAGGTCCGCACTTGGGCCGCGCACCTGGCCAAGGAAATCAGCTTCGTTCCGGTGCCTGCCGATGGCGGCACTGGCACAAGGTCGCAACCCGAGCAGGAGGTTCCCATGCCGTCGAAAGAAGAGATCGCAGCCGAGGCCACGCGGATCGCAGCCGAGAAGCAGGCCGAGGAGAAGAGGGCCGCCGACATCCAGGCCGCTCGCGTCGAAGGCGGGCGCATCGAAGCGCAGCGGCAAGCGGACATCACCGCGCTCGGCACGCGCCTGCATCTGCCCGATGAGACCTGGCGGCCGATGCTCGTGGCTGGCGGCCCGTCGCTGGACTCCGCCCGGCTGACGCTCTTGGAGGCCGTTGCCGCCCGGGCCGATGCGACCGCCACGCACTCGCAGATACAGGTCGGTGTGGGCGAAGGCGAGAAGGTTCGCGCCGCGATGGCCGATGCTCTCGTGTTCCGGGCGCACAGCGGCAAGGGCACACCGCCCGACGCCTCGCGCGACTTCGCGGGGATGCGGCTTGCTGGCATCGCCCGCGAGTGCCTTCGTCGTGCCGGTCGCTCGCACGTCGAGAGGCTGGACGGTGCTCCGCTCTTCGATCTGGCCATGGGCTACGAGGGCGGGATGCGCGCGCACTCGACTTCCGATTTCCCGCTCATTCTCTCGGACGCGATGAACAAATCGCTTCGCGCGGAGATCGCGGTCGAGGTGCTGAACTTCCTGCCCATCGCGAAGCAGAAGAACCTGCCGGATTTCAAAACGGCAAACCACTACGAGATGGGCTCGTTCACCACGCCGCAGTTGATCCCGGAGGGCGCCGAGGTCAAGTTCGGCACGCTCACGGAAGGCCGCGAGCAATGGCGGCTGTTCAGCTACGGCATCGGCTGGAAACACACCCGCGAGATGATGATCAACGACGACATGGACGCGTTCTCGTCCGTGCCCGCGCTCCAGGTCGCGGCCATGACCCGGCTCAAGCTGGATCTGTTCTGGTCGCTGATCACGGCGAACGCGAACATGGCTGACGGCGTGGCTCTCTTCGCGGCCGGCCACGCGAACCTCGCGGCGGGCGGCGACGTGGGCGCCCCGAGCCCGGCGACGCTCGGCGCGATGCGCGAGAGCTTCCGCCTCCAGACCGAGCTCGGTGGCGGCCGGCTGAATCTCCAGCCGTCGCACCTGATCATCCCGGCGAACCTGGAAACAACCATCGAGCAGATCGTCACGCCGGTCGCGCAGGGTGGCTTCTCTCCGGCTGCCACGAATGCTGTCGTGCCGCGCTTCGTCGGGTCGCTCGGCGTCATCGTGGAGCCGCGCCTCGACGCGAACTCGACGACGCACTGGTACGCGGCTGCGGCCTCGTACCTGTCGCTGATCTACGGTTACCTGGAAGGTGCTGAGTCGGTGCAGTTCTCCAGCGCGATCGACTTCTCGACGCGCGGAATAGAGGCGCGCATCGACCTGGACTTCGGCTGCGGTGTAACGAATCACCGCGGCCTGTACGAGAACCCGGTGTAGTCGGCCGCTACGGCGACCTGACACAACAGGAGGAAAATCGACATGGCGACCAACTACATCAGAGACGGCAAGACCACGGAATTCGTCGCTCCGGTCGGAGGCGTGACGAGCGGTGTGCCGATAGTGATCCAGCAGACCGTGTGCCTGCCGATCACCACGGCGCTGGTGGGCGTCACCTTCTCCGCCTACACGTCCGGCGTGTGGGAGATGCCGAAGCTCGGGGCAACCACGGCGACGGCTGGCGCGCGTGCCTACTGGGATCAGGTCGCGGGCGTCGTCGAGACCACGGACGCGGCGGACAACTACCTGATCGGGTACTTCGCCGAAGCCGCGACGAATGGTCCGTTGACCTGCCGCGTCAACGTGCTCGCCGCTGTCGCGGCCGACGCGAATCTCGACGTGAGCGCGAAGGCCAACAAGGTCGTTCCCGCCGCTCCTGGCAACCTCGCGGGCCTCACCGCTGGCGGGGATCTCCAGGACTCGGGCGTCGCCGCCGCAGCCGCCACGCAGATCGTGACCGAGGTTGCGGCTGCCGCCGCTGGCGGTCCCTGGGTGATGGTCTCGACGGGCGCCAACCGCGTCATCGACGATTCGGCCATCGACGCGGGCACTGTGCCCACGATGGCTGGTGCCGCCGCCGGGGCCGGCCTGATCATCGTGTCCGGTGGGGCGAACCGCACGCAGGCCGCCGCGGCAACTCCGATCACGGCTGACCCTCAGGGCCGCGCAATGGTCGCAGACGACTTCTTCACCACGGCCGAGATGGTCGCTGGCGCCGGTGGCAAGTTCACGCCCGGTGCTTTCGATACGACGGCCCTCGCCAACGTCGTTGCCGACGACGCTTTCACCGCCGCTCAGTTCGCGGCCGGCGCGGGCGGGAAGTTCGCTCCCAACTGTCTCGATCAGCCGAATCTCGCAAATCTGCTCGCCGATGATGCGTTCACGGCCGCGGAATTCGCGGCCGGCGCCGGTGGGAAGTTCGCGCCGAATGCCCTCGTGGCCGCGGGCGTGGACAACCTCGTTGCCCTCGACGCCATCGGCGAAGATCGCCTGACGGCGCAGGAGGCATCGCAGCGTCTCGTCACCGACTCGGCGGTCTACAACGCGAATGCGGCCGTGCTCGCCACGGCAGTCGGCATGATGGGCTGCTTCGTTTTCTCGAAGGAAGCGGCTGACGCCGTGGACATCGTGCTCACGCTGCCGGCCAACTTCGACATCCGCGTGCTCGATGCCTGGGCCGTCAAGACGGCGGGCAACGGTGCGGCGGGTGACACCGTGCAGCTCTTCAACGGCGGCGCGGCGATCAGTGACATCATGGTGCTCAATGTCGTGGACACGACCGTCGTGCGCGTGGCGACCATCAACGACGCGAATCACCGCGTGGCTGGCGGCGGCACGCTCACCGCCGACTTCACCCTCGGCGCTGGTGGCAACACCCAGAGCCAGGTCTACGTGTCCTTCCTGCGCGTCGCATAGTGAGGCATGAATGGCTTGGGCGGCGGCTCTGAATCATGGGACCGAGGTCGTGCGGGATACCTTCCCGCAGGCCGCGGTCTATGATCCGGGCGGCGTAGCTCTTGCCTTTGTCGGCGTGTTCGATGAGGCCTATCAGGTCGTCGAGCAGGGCGGCGACGGGCCGAATCTCTCGACGACCCGGCCCATGATCGAGCCGCGCCTTGCAGACCTTGCGGCTGGCGGAATCACGCCGAGCGCGGGCCACACGATCCAGATCGGCACAGCAATCTACGAGGTCTATAGCGTGCAGCCAGACGGCAGCGGCATGGTGCGCTTGCTCTTGACGCAGGTGTCGTGATGGCAGTGACGCTCACCGCGACGGCAATCCGGCAGGACATCGTTGCGCGGCTTCTCGCTGCCGGCGTTGCGGGTGGTGCCGGCCACGTCTTCGATTCCGAGTTGATCGATCCCGAAGCCGGCGACTTGCCGCTCGTGACGGCAATCTCGGATGATCCGACATTCGACAAGCAGACCACCAATGCAATGCTCTTCTTGCGAACAGAGAAGGTCGGCATCTACGGACTCTGCACGGCGACGACGAACGCCGCGCTGGCGCAAGCCGTGGACGATCTTGAGGATGCAATCGAAGCGGCGATCATCGGCGATCCTGTCTGGGGCGGCTCGTTCCAGGACTACTCGATTCAAGTGCAGAAGAATCTCAATTTGTCGAGCAAGCGCAGGGTTGGCGGAGTTAGCATTATTCTGACACTCAAGTACCGCCTGGAGTTCCCCGTTGCCGCCGCCTTGCTCACCGGCCTGGAAAAGATCGTCATTGCCGTGCAGCCGATTGATCCCGACGGCGCGGACCTTAGTCCACGAATCATAGAGGTGACACCGCCATGACGGGAAGCATGATCGTCAAGCCGACTGTGCCCGGGACGCGGGTTCCGTGGCCCCACCCCGAGCGGCGGACTCTCGCGCCCGAGGGCGAGCGCGTTCCGCTGTCCCACTACTGGCTGCGACTCGCGAACAAGGGCGCGGTGATCGTCGTGACGGAGATCGCAAAGCCGGCGAAGGCAAAGGAGTAAGCCATGTCGATTGCCTTCCAGGTCATTGCGTCCGGCGACAAGCACCCGGGCGTCCTGATCGAAAATCTACCGGTCGCACAGCCCGGCGAAGCAGACCGACCCTCGCTCATCTTCGGCCAGCGGCTTGCCTCCGGCACGGTTCTGGCGAACACCTTGACGCTGGTTGCCGACGCGGCGGATGCCGACAGCAAGTTCGGGATCGGTTCGATGCTCGCGCAGGCGTGCGCGGCCTACTTGCGGAACGACCCGAACCCGCGCCCGCTCTACGCCATGCCACTGGCCGATCCGGCGGGTGTCGCCGCAAGCTCGACGATCAACATCACCGGGCCGGCGACGGGAAGCGGCACATTGCATCTCTACATCGCCGATCAGCATGTACCGATCACGGTCGTGAGCGGTCAGACGGCCGACAACGTGGCGACGGCAATCAGAGCCGCCCTGGGCATCAACGAGGCCGCAGCGCTCGCGCTCGGCTCTCGCGTGCCCGTGACCGGCGCTGGCGCTCTCGCCGCCGTCATTCTCACCGCGCGCCACGCCGGTTTGCTCGGCAACCAGATCGACATCCGACTGAACAAGCTCGGGGCGCCCGCAGAGACGAATCCGGCGGGCATCGCCGTGACCGATATTCCGGCCGCTCCGACGACGACCGTCAACCGGATTTTCCTCGGCACTGGCGGCACCGCGCCGGTCGCTGGCACGCTCGCGCCCGTGCTCACGACCGCGATGCTCAACATCCTCGACCGGCGTTACAGCTTCGTCTCGCATCCGTGGGATGATGCGACTTCCTTGCTCGCCTTCAAGAACGAGTGGGCCGATGGCGCGGATGGTCGATGGGGACCATACCAGATGACCTACGGCCACGTCTTCGGCGCGAAGCTGGAGAGCTACATCAACCTGTTCACGTTCGCCACAGGCGGCACGCTTCAGCAAGATCCGCACTATTCGTGCTTCGGCATGGAAGGCTGTCCGAATCCTCCATGGGAAATCGGCGCGGCCTTTGCCGGCGCGGCTGCGGTGAGCTTCCGCGCCAATCCGGCGAAGCCCTTGAACGGACTCAAGCTCATCGGCATCAGCGCGCCGCACCCCATCGATCAGTTCACGCGCTTGGAGCGCTCGACGCTGCTCGACAACGGCATCACGGTGCCGCTGGTTTCGACGAGCGGCGAGGTCTACATCCTGCGCGGAATCACGAGTTACTTCGAGAACCCGGCCGGAGGCGCGGAAGACCAGTGGCTCGACATCACGACGACGTTCAAGGTGGACGTCATCAACACCGAGATGCAGGCGAACCTGGTCGCTGCGACGAACGGCAAGAACCTTGCCGACGACGGCACGCTTGCTGCCAGTGCACCGAACGTCACCACGGCGAACGCTGTCCGCGGCATTCTCTTCGGTATGTACGACGGATGGGAGCTTCGCGGTATCGTAGAGAACGGCGCCGTGTTCCGCAAGCTCGTCATCGTGGAGCGCAACGCCCTTGATCCCAACCGGCTGGACGTCTTCTTCCCGCCGGCACTCATCGGCGAGTGCCAGATACTCGCCATCCAGAATCAGTGGCGACTCGCGTACACGGCAGCCGAGAAGGCGCTCGCCGCATAGGAGGCCCGCATGGCTACCGCAGGACAGATCACGGCCGGGCTCGCGAAGATGCGCGTGGACGGCAAGCTCTGGAAGGTCAACAGCGTATCGCTGTCCATCGGCACGACGACACGCGAAGTCGTGCAGAGCATGAGCGGCCCCGGCGGCATCAAGGTGACGCCGGTCTCTCCGCACGGCACGGCGACGGTGGTCGTGGGCTCTGCGGACAAGATCGCGGACCTTGCCGCAATCAGCGACTCCACAATCGAATTCGAGATCGGCAGCGGCTTCGCCTACACGTTCACCCATGCGTGCTGCTCGAACCAGCCGGAGTACGACGCAGGCGAAGGCACGTGCTCCTTTGAGTGGCAAGCCCAGGCCGCGAGCGAGACGAAGTGATGGCGGTCACTCCGGTGCAAGTCGTGCTCGATTGTCCGCTTCGTTCCTTTGGCGAAGACGTGGCCACGCTCGTGTTCTCGCGCCGCGCGAACCTTGGCGACATGAAGGCCGCCGAAACGGCCGGGAAAGATCATGACGTGGCGCAGATGGCCGTGCTCATTCAGCGGCTCGGCCGCACGGTGAAGGGCGCGGAGTTGCCGCAGGATGCGATTGATTCCCTGGACGTGGACGACTTCGGAAAGGTGGTTGCAGCGATGACCCCTTTCTTGCCGGGTGGTCGTCAGTCTCCGAGTGGAGGCCAATCCTCGGACAGCTCTCCCTAGCCGTCCATTGGCCACCCGAGGCCCTGCTCTCCCTCACGATTGACGATCTCCTTTGGTGGTATGAAACCTTGGCGATGGGTGCGAAGTAATGCCGAAGCTACCGAAAGTCCAAGTAGAGATTACCGCGCTGGACAAGGCGAGCGCGGCGATCAAGGGCTTCGCGGCGCGGACCAAGATCGCGCTTGCTCCCATCGAGACCATCGGCAAGGCGGCGGGCTCGGCTCTCCGCGGCATCGGCATCCTCGCGGCGGGCGCGACCGCTGCCGGCTACGCCGTCTCGCGCTTCCTCGATGACTACGTGGAGCGAAGCAGCGAGCTATACAATCTGAGCCGGCAACTCGGCATCAACGCCGTGGCACTGCAAGAGCTTCGCTTCGCGGCGGGGCAGACCGACACCGGCGTTGACACCCTGGACAACTCGCTCAAGATTTTCAGTCGCACGATGGGCCAACTGAAGGCCGGCAAAGGTCCGCTGGCCGCACTGCTCAAGGACGTAGGGCCGGGCCGCCTCGCCATGCTGCAAGGTGCGAAAGGCACAGAAGAAGCCTTTGATCTCGTGATGCAGGCCATATCCGATCTGGAAGATCCGACCCGTCGCGCCGCGCTCGCTCAAGCCGCTTTCGGTCGTGGCGGCGGAGACATGATCCGCATGGTGGAGGCGGGCGCGGACGGGCTCAAGAATCTGCGCAAGGAAGCCCACCTGTACGGCATCCAGACCGAAGCCGACCTGAAGGCCGCCGAGGAGTTCGGCGACACCATGAGCAAGCTCAAGTCCATGCTGCGCGGCGTGGCAAACGTCTTGGGCAAGGAGCTTGTGCCGCTTCTGGAGCCGCTGGTCAAGCAGACGATTGCGTGGATGCAAGCCAACCGAGAGGCCATCGGAACGAAGATCCGCGAAGGCCTGCAAACCGTCGTCGGTTTGCTCCAGTTCGTTGCCGATCATTGGAAGGCGATCCGTAACATTATCCTCGTTGTCGCGGGCGTGAACGTGCTCGGCAAGGTAGTCGGCAGCCTCAACAGCATCCTGGACTTGGCCAGCAAGATCGGTCCGGCGATGAAGGCGTGGGGCGCAGGTGGGGTGCCCGGACTGCCGCCGGTGCTTGGGCCTAATGGTGTGCCGATTCCTGGTGCGGGGAAGATGGGAGTACTGGAGAAGATCACGACGCGAGTGCTTCCCGCCATCATCGGCTATGAGATCGGGAAGCCGATTGGCGAAATCATCGGCGAGACGCTTGCCGATATGAAGGAGATCGATCAAGAGGAGCTTGAAACCCGAGCGCGCATCTCAGACGTAGGAGCACGCCGCATGGCCGCCCGCAATGCGGTCCTCTCCCGTATGCCGAACATGGCCGGCATACCCGGATGGGCCTCGCTCATGGACAAGCCGCTTGTGATCCGAGTGGAGGGCAGCGGCCTTCCGGCGGGAACGAACATATCGGTTCCTGACTCGCCGCCGGGCGTGACGGTGCAACTGACGCAGTTCAAGCGCATGTGGGGATTTGCACAATAATGGGAATCTTCGCACAGGTCGCCTCGGCGCTCGGCGCACCCGGAGAGAAGAAGCGACAGCGCTTCAAGTATCGCGGAGTGCAGTTCGACGGTATCGACGTGGGCCTCGACACCGGGCGCGACGTGGTGGTGCACGAGTTCCGGCAGCGTGACGAGCCCTATGTCGAGGACATGCGCAGAAGCACGCGACGCTACAAGATCCGGGCGTTCGTGACGGGCTCCGATGTGGCGGTGCAGAAGGTCGCCCTGGTCAACGCTTGCGAGATGGGCGGCATCGCCACACTGGTCCACCCCGAGCTTGGCAATCTGTCCGTCGTTTGTGAGACCTGCTCGATGAGCGAGGATTCCAGCGTCAAGAGCTACGTGGAATTCGAGCTTGGCTTTGTCGATGCGGGCTCGGTCTACAAGGCCGCGGCATCGAAGCTGTCCAAGATGCAGGCCCTCGCCGCGTCCTTCCGCCAGACCACGCGGGAGTTCTACGCGATGCGCACGCAGGTCATGGCCTTGAATCGCAAGGTCCAGCGACTGCTCACCGGCTCGATTGAAGAACGCATGACGGCCATGCTCGAGATCATGGGCAGCCTGACCGGCACGGACCTGGACGCGTTCATCTACGCGGTGGGCGTGATCGCGGACACCGCTGAAACCCTGAGCGGTGACGCGGACACGCTCTCATCGACGTGGGATACGGGCGCGCAGTCACTCAGCGAGCCCGTCGATGCGCGGCGTGTCTCGACGACGCTTTCCGCCGGGCTCATCCAGACGCAGGCCGCGCTTGCCGCGGGCGGCGACACGGCGACCGATCAACAGATCCTCGTCAACGCGGCAATCCTTGACCAGATGCTCTACGCGCTCGCCGTGGCCCGCGCCGCGGAACTTACGGCCGGGCAGCAGTTCGCGTCCTACGAGGAGGCGGTTGCCGCGGCACAGGCGCTCGGTGACGAGATGGCCCTGGCCGAGCACTATCTCACGGACCCGGCCGCCTACAACGCGGCGGTAGAGGCCCGGGCGTCGATGGTGGAAGCGATCCTGCATGAGGCGATGGACCTGCCGCATCAGCAAACGATCATCTTGTCATCCCGCCGTCCGGCGCTCGTGCTCGCATCGGAGCTATACGACGATGCCGAGCGAGCGGCTGAGATAGTGCTGCGCAATGGCATTGCCGATCCCGGTGCGGTCGCTGGCGAGATCGTGGTGCTGACGGAGTAGCATGGCACAGACGCGCGAAATGGTGACGCTACGGGCTCGCGGCAAGGAGTTCGGCAATTGGACCGGGCTCTCTCTGTCTCGGTCCATCGATTCCTTTCCGTCCGCGTTCTCCGTGTCGATGTCGGCTGGCCAGCCCGGCACGATCAATCCGCTCGGCATTGCCACCGGAGATCCCGTCGAGGTGTACCTCGGACGGGAATTGCTCCTCACGGGCTACGCCGAGGAGGTGACGGAAAGCCGCGGCAAGTCCGGGCGTCTGCGCTCCGTCTCCGGCCGCTCGCGTGCCGTCGATGCAATGTGCTCCTGCACCGGAGAACCTTCGGAATTCCTCGGCGGATACCTCGACTCGATTGCGACGGCCCTTGCCGCGCCCTACGGGCTCTCTGTCGCGTCCGATGTGGTGTCCTTGGAGCCGCTAGCCCGATGGGCGCCGGAGCCGGGAGAGACCGTGATAGGCGCACTAGAGCGGCTGTGCCACGACGCCGGAGCATTCGTCACGGACGACGCAGCCGGAAATCTGATCCTCGCGGTCAAGGGCATGACCGCGGCTGCCGCGATTGATGCGGCGGCGTGCCCGGAAATGTCGGTCAAGTGCTCATCGGCAGACCGCTACTCGGAATACCGGGTCTATGGCCAGCGCCGCGGCGATGACGCCGTGTTTGCCGCCGATGCCGCAACGCCGGTCGCAATCGTCCAAGACTCGGCAATCGAGCGCTACCGGATGCTCGTGGTGATGGCAGACCAGCAGGCGGACATCGCCGCTTGCGAGCGCCGGGGCGTTTGGGAGGCAGTCACGCGCGCGGGCCGGTCGGCCGTGGCGACACTCACCGTCCCTGGCTGGCGCGATGGTGACGGCGTGCTCTATGCGCCGAACGTTCTGCGCCGTGTCGAAGACAGCGATCTTGGCGTGTGGGCGGAACTCCTTGTCACTGAGGTGACGCTACGGCTCGACTCCGGTGGGACCGTCGCGGAGATGACATTGATGCCGCCCGGTGCCTTTGAGCTACAGCCGCCAGAGGAGCGCAAGAAGCCCATCACGCACGGCTGGCGGCCTTGGTGGAATCGCGCGATGACGACGCTCGACAAGGCCGTACCGAACAAGGGCAAGAAGGCGGCCGCGCCGCACGAGGATTGGTTCGACTGATGGATCTGTCTCGCAGAATGATAGCACTATTCACCCGCGCCGAAGTGGTAGGCGTGACGGAAGGATCGGCGCTCCGCAAGCTCCAGATCAAGGGCATGGGTGGTCTCGTGCGCTCGGAAGTCGAGCACGCCGAGCCCTACGGCTTCACATCGCGCCCGTTCGTGGGTGCCGAAGCCTTCGTCGGCAACGTCAACGCATCCTCGGATCACGCCGTCGCGCTCATCGTCGCGGATCGCCGCTACCGACCGACGACCCTCGCATCCGGGGCCGTGGCCATGTACCACGCGGACGGCTACGGCATCTTGCTCGACTCGACGAAAGTTTCGATTGGCAGCCCGACGGGCACACCGATTGACCTGGGCGGCAACACCATCGTTTCGGGCACGTTGCAGGCCACGGTTTCGATGTCCGCTCCGGCGGGCACGTTCGGTACGCTCGGATTCACGTCGCTCTCGGGAGGTGGCGGAATCGGCGGCAGCGGCGGCACGCTTGTCGCGCCCACAATCAACGCCACCTCGGCATTCCAGGCCGCTGGCGTGCCCGGCGCTACAGGCTCTTTCCTCACGGGTGCTGGCCAGACCGTGACCTACTCCAAGGGCCTGATAACGGGGGTGGTGTAGTGGCTGCTCCGTGGGTCGCATCGGCACGCGCCAACGGCCTGCACACCGTGGAGGTCACGTTCAACGAGGCGATGATCGGCGCCGATTTGACGAACCCGGCGGCGTGGACGAATGACCCAGCCATCGCCTATGTGCCGCCCGCGACTACGCCAGTCATTGCGTCCGTCACCTATAGCGGGCTGATAGCAGTATTGCATCTTGCGTCAGACATGACACCGGATCGGATCTACGAGGTCCGCGCGCCGGGCACGATCACGAATCTTGCGCTCGAGGTCATCGACCCCGCGCGCCGTTGGGCGGACTATGTGACGCCCGGCCTTGCTCATGTCGAGTCCGGCGACATCCTCTACGCCGACCCGCTCGGCGGCCACATGGAGGACTCGCTCGGGTTGCCGTTCTATGAGCTCTTGCCGTGGTCGCCAACGCTGTCGCATGTCACGCTCCGCGAGGCCATGTGGATTTCGTTGCTCTCCGACCGCCGCGCCAGCGCTGAGGACGTGCTACCGGACGACCGAGGCCCGTTGCCGTACAAGGGTGGCTGGTGGGCAGACCAGTACCTGCCGACTTCCGGCGACCGCTACGGCAGCAAGCTCTGGCTCTGTCGCGCTCGCGGACTCACACAGGAGACCCTACAGGAGGCGCGATCCTTCGCCGAGGAAGCCTTGCAGCCGCTCATCGACGATGGCCTGTGCGCTCGCATCGACGTACTCGTGGAGGCGCAGGCCGGCAACCGGCTGGCCGTGCAGGTGACCGCGTACAAGCAGGATGGTGATACGATAGTCGAGCGCTTCCCGGACCTCTGGGCGGCGATAGGATTGTGACATGCTGATAACGCCAACACTATCCGAACTGATAACGCGCGTGAAAGGCGACCTGAACGCGCGCATGGGCAATAGCAACGCGCTGGTCGTCCGGTCCCTCGCGTGGGTCATCGCGCATGTGCTGGCCGGCGTGGCCTGGGGAATCTATCAGACGGTGGTGTTCCTCTCGACGCAGATGATCCCGGACACGGCGACGGGCGACTATCTGTTGCGATGGGCCACGCTCTTTCTCGGTGCCGGCAAGGTGCCAGCGAGCAAAGCCACAGGCACGGTGATTGCCACGGCCATTGGTGGATCGACGATCATAGACGGGACGCTCCTCGTTCGCGACGGCGGCGCGGAATACGAGGTCACGGGCGGCCCCTACGTCTGGGCGCCGGGTCCGTCATCGCAGAAGGACGTGACGGTGCGGGCCGTGGTCGCGGGCGCGGCGGGCAACTACGAGTACGCGGTCGGTGCGCAACTCACATTCTCGTCTCCGCCCGTCGGCGTGCAGGCGAGTGCGCCGCTTGGCCCGATGGCGCTCCCCGTGGGCTTCACTGGCGGCGCGGACGAGGAAAGTGACGACGAGCTACAGGAGCGCATCCGATTGCGGCTGAGCAGCCCGCCGCAGGGCGGAGCGACGGCCGACTACGAGGCGTGGGCACAAGCCGCTGACGCTTCGGTGGATCGAGTCTGGGTGCAAGCATGGCCGATGGCGGGCATGGCGCACGGACAGGTGACGGTGCGCTTCGTCGTCGAGGGTACGGGCGCGGGTGTGCTTCCGGGCGCGGGGACAATCGCAGCCGTCCTTGCTTACATCACCGCGCGCAAGCCAGTCACCGCAGAATTGTCCGTACCGAATCCCAGCGTCATTCAGGAGGCTATCACTATTTCCATAACCGTTCATGGCGACGGGAGCCTGAGCCAAGCGGACACCTACGCGGCGATCCTGGCGGAGATCGAGTCCGCATTCCGCGAGCGAGCGGAGGTCAACCCGGCCGGGTCCACGTTCTACAATTCGTATCTCCAAGAAGCGATCGGCAACTCGGCCGGCGTGGACTGGTTCGAGATCACGGCAGTGGAGGGCGGCGCGGGCACGGACGACATTGCGCTCGGGGCAAACGAGTACCCGACCATCGTGATCGGCGGCATCACGCAGAACTGGGTGTAGACGTGGCGAGCAAGCTCTGGACAGCCACCAATGCAGACTACCTGCTGACGCTACAGCAGTTGCTTCCGCCGGGCGTCATCTGGACTCGCGACCCGGATCGACGGCTCACGCTGCTCCTGCAAGGCATAGCTGATGAGGTGGTGCGCGCACACAACTACGTGACGACCGGCTTCGAGGAGGCGGACCCGCAGACGACGACCAACTTGATCGCCGAGTGGGAGCGCGCGTGCGGCCTGCCCGAGTTCGGCGTGTTCCCGGTCTTGATCGCGGATCGACGCCGCGTGCTCATCGTCAAGCTCCGCAACGTCGGAGGTGCGAGTGAGCCGCACTGGGAGGCGTTCGCGCTGCTCTATGGATTCGCGGTCGATGTCGAGGATGGGCCGTGGACCTTCTACTGGACGGCCTCGTGTCCGGCGCAGATTCACCGCATGGACTGCAATGACGAGTGCAACTCGCCGCTGATCACGTTTTCGTCGGTGGTCATGCCGATGGTCCTGGCGTGGGAAAAGTACAAGCCCGCGCATACTGCTATTTACTGGACACATGAGGTATAACGCATGAGTCATCGCATTGACACTCCGACCGCCGTTGCGGTCATGCCCGCCCCGGCCGCTCCTGGCGTGGCCGGCTTTTTCACCGAGGTGCCACCCGTCACGACGCTGAGTGGCGACTTCTTCAACTCGATCCAGGAGGCGATTTGCCTGACGGTCGAGCACGTCATGCCGCTGAACAAGGCCGACGTGACGCAGTTCTCGGAAGTGGTCAAGGGCGCAGCGGCGGTTCGGTCGGCCGCCGTGGCCATGGGCGGCCTCCAGTCGTCGCACCACGTGGCGTCACTCGTGGCCTCCACGCAATCGCAGGCCGGAGCGGCAGATACATCGGTCATCGCCAGCGACGGTGGCTATGCAATGGGCATGGAATCTGCCGTCGTCGCATCGATTGACACGGCGGTGCCGGGCGAGGATCCGCGCGCCCTGGGCGATCGTTCCATCGTCGCTGCGTGCGTTGGTCTTTGTGAAGCAGTGGGATCCCCGTCCGCTCTCTTGGCCTGTAGTGGGACCGCAGCCGGGGAATCCACGGTGCTGAACCCTCACAGCGTCGTGGCCGGTGCGGACAACGGAATCGTCTCCGGAGATCGCTCCGTCCTGTTGGCGTCTCACCATGCGGAGTGCACTGAAAACGACACCGTGGCCGGGGGTGTCGGCGGCGTCGCGGTCAATGCCGCCTTGGCCAATCAGAACCTCAAGTGGAAAGATAGCTCGGCCACCGGAGATCGGTGGGGTACCATCCTCCACGCAGGCGACCCCAACGCCGGCACGGACACGATCCGACTCAACGGCACGACAGGAAAGGCGGGCATCGACGGCGGGATCGTGCTGCCGAATGGCGGCGCCCAGGTGAGCGACACCGTCGCGCTCGGCGTGACGTTCATCGGCCCTGATGCGACGTTCAACACGGGACTCTGGGGCAACGCAAAGGTCGCAGCGACGTCGATAATCCTCTGGTCTTTCCAGGCTCCGGGCGGACAGCAACTCGCTCAGGGCCAGGTCATTCCTGGGGTGGGTACAGTCGCCTTTGAGCTGCGCAACACGGACCCGGCAGTTGCATACAACGCAGCCATCACGATCTCCTATGTCGTGATCAACCCGGCGTGAGGAGCTGATGGAACTGCGGATCAAGGTCGACCTCGATGAGTTCCGCGCCCGGATGATCGGCTTTGAGCGGGACATCCCGTTTGCGATCAGCAATGCCATGATGCGGACCTGCGCGGCGGCTCAGGCCGCCGTTCGCTCTGCGCTCAAGCACGACTTCACGATCCGTTCCGAGTGGGTCGGCAAAGGAATAGCGATCTATCCACAGAATGCAATGGAGGCACGCTTGTTCAAGAACGAGCTGCGAGCCACCGGAGATGCAACGGCATTCGTCGGCAGCGCCGACGAATTCATGGTCCAGCAGACGGAAGGCGTCACGGATGTCCTTGGCCGAAAGCATCACGGCAAGACGTATGCGGTTCCCCAGGTCGGCACCGGGCTTCCTCGTGAGACCATCCAGACAATGACACCGAAACGAAAGTGGCCGGGCGCGCTCGGAAAGAGCAGCCGCGTGTTCTTCGGCCGATTGCGGACGGGGCGCGCGGAAGGCGTCTGGCGGCGCGTGATTCGGCCAGAGGGCGGCGGCGACGCGCTCAGCCGGACACGGAAGAAGCCACACGCAGGGGAGCGCACTGGACTGGAATTGCTCTACTCCCTCTTCTCGCAGCCGGTCAAAGTGCAGCCTCGCTGGCCATTGCTTCGGCGCGTCGAAGAGGTGTTCCGCCAGAAGTGGGCGATCAACACCGAGGCTGCAATAGTGCGAGCAATCAACACAAGTAGAGGCTATTGATGGATGCGGGAATGTTGGCAATAGTGGGAGCAGCGGCGGGGATCGTCGGGGCCACAGTCGGGGCACTCGGCGCACTCCTGGCACATCGCTCATGGACCGAGGCGCGGTTTCAGGCGCTTGCGGTGTGCGATTCGCGGCATGATGCGGAGGGGAAGGAACTGCGGTCGCTGGCAGGCAAAGTCGATGCGCTCGCCGTCGAGGTCTCTGATCTCAAGGCCGGCGTCGCTCTGCTAGGTGAGCGCGTCAAAGGCGGCTTCGCGCGTTTCGATGAGCTGATCGCAAGGCTGGAACGACTGGCGGGAGGTGCGGCATGAGGCGTAGCATGAGCAGTCTGCATGGCGGCAGCACCGCGATTGCCTTGACCGTGGGTGGGGCCGTGGCGATTCTCGTGGCCCAGGTGTGGCCCGTCACGCCCGAGGCATCGGTGGCGATCCAGACGCTCGTGGGTGCACTGGTGCGCTTCCTGGAGGCGCTGATCGCGCCGGACTTGGAGCGACGGGCGGTTCGTGCGAAACTGGAGGCGGCGCGCTTGCACCGCGAGGAAGGGAGCAGATGATGGCAACTGAGAATGTATCGTTTTCGCATCTCGCACCGGAGCGCTGGACCGTTCCGGCCACGCAAGTCCACAGCCTGATCGCGGGCAATGGGACGTGGACCTACGCGGTGCATCCGGGCAAGATGACGCACGAGATCCGGCTGAATGCCGCAGCCGCGTGGGCCGGCACCACGATCACGGTGACGGCGCTACAGCGCGCGGGCGACACGTACACGCTCGTCGCTGGACAGGCGGCGAACTGGACGACCGAGGCGGAGGGCTTCCCGGTGTCGATTTCTTTCGTCGTCACGAACTACGCGGCGGTTCCGATCACGGTCGCGGTGGAAGCCTGGAATCCCGGCGACCGCGCGGCGGCATGAAAGGCGAGAGATGATCAACCGAGCAAACCAGAATCTCAGCGCGGCGGAGCTTGCCGCGATTCATGGGGCGACCTCGCCGAGCGGCACAAATCCGATGGCGACTGACGACGAACTGGCCGCCAACGCAGCCGCAGACGCATCCGAGACGCAACTATCTACCCATGCCGGGCTCACCACGGGCACCCACGGCGTTGGCGCGTCCACCGTCGAAAGCGCAGCGGGAGCACAGGCGAAGGCCGCCGCCGCCCAAGCGGCGGCGATAGCCTCGGCGGCAGTTTCTGCAGTCCAGCACTCCGCCGTCGTGCCCGCCGAGGGCGTTCTGCGCAAGACGGGCGCGGGCACGTACACAGCGATCAAGAGCAACCTGGGCGCGGGCGTTGACCCGACAGCCACCGACGACAACAACGTGGGCGGAGTGGGCCTCGGCTACGTCGCCGGATCGCTCTGGCTGAACACCGCAACGGGACGGGCCTTCCAGTGTGTTTCGCCCGCTGTTGGCGCTGCCGTCTGGAGCCCGATGCTGCTGACGGCGGAGCAGGCAGGAATCGTCGCGGCATTAGGCGGGCCGCTCGCGGCGGGGAACCCGCCGATAACGGTTGCTGGCACGGCACCCCTTGGCCGCAAGGCGACGAACCACCTCCGCGTCAAAGTCAACGCCCTTGACGCGGACGCCTGTACGATCACAGTTGGCGGCATCGCCGCCACCTACGAATTTGACTCTGGCGGCGGAGTGCTACCTGGCAACATTGCCGTTGTGATCGGCGGGACTGCCGCCGATTCCGCTGTCAACCTCAAGGCGGCCATCACTGCCAACCAGAGCGCTGTGCTCGTTGCGGCGAACCCGGATGCAGACCGCGCGATCCAGCTTCGCGCGGTCGTGGCGGGGGCGACGCTCGCCATTACGGAGACAACCGCGGGAGCCCGATTGCGTTGCAATCCTGCGTCCGAGGCGGGCATTGCTCCTCTGGTCTCTCAGTCCCAGGTGATTCGTCGCCTCGTCACAGCAGAGGATGTGGACCGCCTGGCCATCGTAATCGACACTGGTTTTACCATCATAGATGGTTATATTCTCACATTCTATATAGCCACGTGGTCGTCTTATGATGTGCATGTTCCACATGCGCTCCTGACCATCACGGGCGGTGTAATCCGTATCCCGCGCACCGGCGCAGGCAGCTTGTCTTGGGTGGCGGGCGACTACGCGTTGCTTTCGGTCCAGGGAAGGTAGCATGAATAGAACAATCGGAGACGTCCGTATGGCGGCGCTGGCCAAGCTGGAGCAGGAGTAGGCAAGTGGCATCATGCGCCCGATAGCACTATTCCTACTCCTCTCCTGCTCCGCTGTCCGTCCCGAGGTCCACTGCGCGGACGGCGCGGACGCTGTGCTGGACGCCGCGCCGGACCCGGCCGGCGGCGTGAGGCTGACCGCGCTCTGCGGCGCGCTCGTAGTCGGCGCGCAGACATGCTCCCGGTGGTCGCTCCGGCCCGTGGGCGAGAACTGTTGGCATGTCGACTGCGACGACAAGCGGCTCTGGCGGCTGTGTGGGAGCGAGCCATGAGGCGCGTCCTGGTGCGCGACCTGGAGGCCGCCCACATTGCTCGCTGCCCGCGCTGCGGCGCTGACCTACTTCGGCAGCCTGACGCTACCCTGGCCTGCGAGCCCTGCGACGCCGCCGCTCGCGACCGCGTGGCCCTCCGGGTGCTGGCCCGGGAGCCTCGCGCGTGCGACGCACACGGAGCCGCTACGGCCGCTTGCTTGACACGAGACATCCGATAGGCGATCCTGTCCTTGCCGCGTACCCGGTCGCGGTGGCTCTGCCAACGAAATAGTCGGGAGTTCACGGGAGACAACACGATGCGATTGGGAAGCTGGGAGAAACGGCGCGCGGCAGCGACGGCCCGGTGGACCAGGTGGGGGACAGGGCCTGACCAGCCGATGTCTTGCGTCGTGCCTTTCGTGGGCGATCTTCCCGTGACGTTCCATTCCGCGCGCGAGCCCTTGCCGATTCAGACCGCGCAGCGCCAGGGACAGAGCGAGGAAGCCGGCCGGTAATCGGTCGAGCAAGCCGGGCCTTAGGGTGGGTGGCTTGCTAATGGTCTGGCGGGGACCATCATGAAACGGAGACACAACCATCACGAAACCATCACAGAGCGTGTGAAATCGTGAAACTCTACGAAACACCAGACCATCTCCGAAAGCCTGTCTTGAACAAGGAACAGCGGCGCGAGCGCTGGCTTTGGAGGCGTTATCGCGCGCGAACATGCAACCGACCGCATCCAGCCCCATTCGATTTAGAGAAAGAAGACAGGCTGATAAACCCGTGGAAGTTCGTTTCCCCTAAAGAGCGACAACGCAGGGACGAGACGAGGCTCTGCTATCAACACTTGCGCGAATGCGCACAGGAAACGAGGCGTCGGCCTTGACACCCGGCGGGGTTTCGGACCTACACCGAGGCCGCGAACGACAGCAGCCATGAGAGACCAGCCATGACCGACGCAAGCTGGTGGGTGCGCTTCGTCGCGAACCTTGTCGTCGCAGGCGCGGAATATCTCGTCAATCGCCATGATGCGCGGGTTGTCACTATTCACGGCAAGCGCGTGGTGATCAGAGATCGGGCTGGCGCCGTGCTCGCGGAGCCGCGCGAAGACCACACGGACCCAGGCAGCCCGCCCGCGCCGACTCCAGCCTGACCTACTCCTCGCGCGTGCGCAATCCTTGAGTGATGAGCGGTGCGGGTTTGCTCTGGTTCGCACTATTCGGCCGTCCCCAATAGCGCGCCACAGAACGAATGGCGCTCTCGGTTTCGCACTATTCCTCCTCGCAGTCGTAGCACTATTCGTTGCTTTGTGCCGCGCACGTACCACGCCGTTACGCACCTAACCACGCACAACGATTCAGCCTTTGCAGATACTTGTAAATCGTTGTTGACACCCCTGCGGCGGCGGGTTATTCTCTTGATCGTGGGGCGGGTGGCCCCACGGTGCGAGCGCCCGCTGCGGCGGGCAGGAGAGACGCAATGAAAGATGGGTATCGAGTGGTAGCTCGGATTTCCGGCCGAGATGTCGGCCTAGTTGCTCTCGCCACCACACGGGAGCGGGCACAAGTTCACCGGCGGGAGGTTCCGCTTGCGACCGTAGTTCGCCGGGAGAGGTGGACCGAGGAAACCTGGGCCGCCGTCCGGGCCTCCGAGGAAGCCGGAATCCGCCCAATCTCCCTGCCGCTGTCCATGGCGGCACGCAAGAGCCAGTAAATCCTTTCCCCCCGCTCGCGCATCGGGGAGCGCAGCGGGGGGCCAAGCCGGGCGCGGGTGCTCCCGGCAGTAGAGCGTAGCGCGGGGCCACGGCCCCGAGAGGAGGCAGAGGTGCGAAGATACGGCGCAGGCGCCCTCCGGGTGGTACTCGCCCGGAAGGCCATTACGCAAGCTGAACTGGCCCGCCGGCTCGGGCTGCGGCGGCAGCAGGTCGAGGCGTGGTGCCTCGACCAGGCAGAGGGTGGGCACGTGCCGGGAGCCGACACCCTCGCGCGGCTCGCAGAGGCCATCGGGTGCGAACTCGACGACCTCTACGTGGAGGTCGCGGCATAGATCCCCGCCGCGTGTGTCGGCGGGGCAGAGAGAACGAGGATGCGTGCAGCGTAGCACGCGCAGGAGGTAGGTTCCATGGAAAACAGCGACAGGGAGAGGATCGGGGCGCACTGCGCCACCATCCGAAAGCGGCTCGGCGATCTGCCAGCGCCCGCCTCGGAGTCCCGCGAGCAGTATGTCTGGAGCCTCATCTACGAGGCCCTGGACGCGCTCGAGGGCGAGTGCGTGCCGGTGCGGCGCACGCCCCGCAAGGGCAAGACCGCCCCGCTGGGCCTCGCCGAGGCGGCCGAAGAAGCCGCGCGGAGGGGATGATGGCGATGCAGCAGATCGCAGTCCCTACCGCACTGAGCGAGCCCGACCGCGCGCTGGTCGCGGCTCTCGCCGAGCGCGGCGCGGCGTTGATCGTCCGCGACACAGAGACGTACGCGCACGCTGGCGTCTTGCTCCGCGACATCAAGAGCGCGGGCAAGGCGCTGGACGACCGCCGCAAGGGCATCACGACCCCCCTTGACGCGGCCAAGAAGGCCGTCATGGACCTCTTCCGGGCCCCGACCGAGGCCCTGGACCGGGCAGAGGCCACGGTCAAGCGCGGGCTCGCGGACTACGCCGCCGAGGAGCAGCGCAAGGCCGAAGCCCGCGCCGAGATCGAGCGGCGGAGACTGCGCGAGGAGGAGGCAGAGCGGCAGAAGCAGGCCGAGCTGGAGCGGGTTGCACGCGAGGAAGAGGAACGGCTCCGGCTCGCCACAGTCAAGGCAGCGGCGGACAAGGCCGAGCTTGACGCCGCGCTCTCCGGCAGCATCGGGGCCGAGTTCGCCGCCCAGGACGCGGCCGATGCCGTCGAGACGGAGCGCAAGGCCGCCGAGGCCCGGCAGCGCGAGGCGGACTACCAGGAGGTAGTCAAGCGCGAGGAAGCGGCGAAGGCCGCCAACCGCGTGCAAGCCGCCGCGCCGATCAAGCTCGCGGGGATCTCGTACCGCGAGACGTGGCACGCGGAGGTGATCGACCCCCGCGCCGTCCCGCGCGAGTACCTGATCCCGGACGCGCAGCGGATCTCCGCCGTGGTCCGGGCCACCAAGGGCACCGTGCAAATTGCCGGTGTCAAGATCTGGAGCGACAACACCCCGGCAGCGCGGGCGGCATAGGAGAGAGAAATGGGAGAGGAAGAGAAAGAGACCACCACGATGGTGACGCGACACACGACGGGCGCGCTGGACTTCGGCACGGTGAGCGAGGCCATGAAATTCGCGCAGTTGCTCTGCAAGAGCGCGCTCGTCCCGGAGTCGATCCGGGACAAGCCGGCCGACGTCATGATCGTCATGCTCACCGGCCGCGCGCTCGGAATCGACAGCATCACGGCGCTCCGGCAGATCCACGTGATCAAGGGGCGGACCACGATGGACGCCAGTTTGCTTCGGGCGCTGGCGATGCGGCACCCGGACTGCGAGTATCTGTGCATGATCGAGGATGGAAGCGCGGGCCGCGCCACGTGGGAGACGTCGCGGCGTGGGCAGCCCAAGCCTGTCCGCATCTCCTGGACGATGGACGACGCGAAGCGGGCGGGCTTGGCCAACAAGGACAACTGGAAAAACTACCCGGCCGCCATGCTCCGGGCACGCGCCAGTGCTGATCTGGTCCGCGCCGTCTACCCGGAAGTCGGCGCCGGGCTCTACACGCCAGAGGAGGTGGCCGACGCCCAAGGCGCCATCATCGAGGTCGCGGCCGATCCGGTGCTCCGGCCAGAGAAGCGCCCGATCCTCCAGGCGCAGAGCGAGCCACCCGTCACGGACAGACAGACGACGCTTCTCGCCGTGCTCGGCAAGCACCTCGGCGCGCAGACCGTCTCGGCGCTGTCGAACAAGCTCGGCTTCCCGGCCGGCCCTGAGACCGAGGCGCAGGCCGACATGCTCATCGACACCCTGCGAGCGGAGGCGGAATCCCGCACGGCGCCGCAGCCCGCACCCGCACAGCCGGAGCCCAAGAGCCCGGGCGACCTGCCCGCGCCGCCCGCCGGAGAGACGGGCGACATGTGGGGCGCAGGCCGCGAGTAGATCGCTGACTCGCCCACCCCGCGCCGGGCTCGCACAAATCTCCCCTGGCGCGGGGAGGCGACTTTTCGGAGGCACCATGTTGATCGCCCGTGGACTCACCGACCGCATGTTCCCGCGCCCCTGCGGCGTGCGTTTCACGCCGCTGACGGAGCGGGAGGCGTGCCTTGCCGCGCAGCAAGCGGAGGCTGAGGAGGGGCTACGCTTCACGTCCGATCTCGGTTGCGCGGCCCTCTCGGAAGTGCTCGGCGTGTCCTACAGACCCTTGCCGCTTTCGGTCGTGATCCGCCCCGGCGACCGGGTACTCGTCGGTCCGC